AGAAGCCTTGAGGCCTTCGCTGGCGGTGCTCGGGTTGGCCGTGGTGCTGGTCAGCGTGGCCACGCGCGCCGTGGCGGTGAACAGGTACTCGGAGAGCTTGCGGATTACTGGCGGCCTGGCCATCAGTGCCTTGGTGTTGCCGCCCTCCATGTACACGCCCTGGAGGATGTCCCGAATCAGCGTTTCAGACAGCGCACGCTTGGTGCCTGGCGTTGGTGCCACGTACAGGCCCGTGGTCAGGTTGAAGCCGCCGACCACACCCGTGGCGCCGATGCTGACATTGGTCTTGAGCTGTGCGCCCAGGCCTGCGGAAATGCCAGGGATCGTATCGGAGTCACCCGGCACGCTGGCCTGGTGCGTGAGCATCTGCGCTTCCACGTCGCGGCGCAGCTCCTTCTGGCGCTCCATGATCTGATACGAGAGCTTGCCCGCATTGCCAATCGTGTTGGACTGCTGGCTGGAGTCGGTAACCTTCACCTCCTTGCCTGCAATCTGCGTGTAATTGCCCACGCGCTCCGGCACGCCATAGTCATTCTGGTTAATGTCCGCGCCTTCAACGAATGCGTTGTTGACGATAGGCGTGGCCAGCTTGCTCTGCGTGTATTCAACGTGGCGGTTGTCGTGCGTGCCTTTGGCGCACATGTCGGTAAAAGGCAGCGGGATATCGCTGATATCCCAGATCTTTTCCATCACGTCCTCACGAACCACGCCACCGTATTTCGAGTTGGCGAGCTTCGTGTTGGACAGGTTCAAATCGGCCATTTCAATCTCCCAGCAGCGCCTCCACCGCTTTCAGCTGGTCGGATGCGTTGCGCGTTGTCTTTGCTCTCTGCTGGAGGTTGGCAACCCTCTCCCCAGCGCCATCGTTGCGCACGGGTTTGATCTGGGAGGAGGGTTTAGGCGCCAGTTCGGCCTTGGCTCTCGCTTGTTTCACGTGAGCACGCAGGCGGGCAAAGTCGCGGACCATCTTGACGATACGGCGGTCGGTAGGGAACCGCAGTTCGGCCTCAATTTCGGCTCTCATGCCGTAACTCGAGGCAAGCTCCTGGATCAAAATCGTGTCCGCCGCGCGCGCACTCTCATGCCGCCATGACGGGATAACGTCCATTACACCCTCAGACTCTCGTCTGACGTGGTCGTCAATGTCTTGCGCAGCTCTGTAGCGGAGCTGTGGAGGCATGCAATCGAAGTATTTGAGGATCCGCTGCATTTCCACGGACTGCTCGATCATCTTCGTTTCACGCTCCTGCACCTCCAGTTCTCGGGCTGCCGAGTCCTGGTAGGCGTCCTTCAGTTCGCCGAGGGTTATGGATCTCCCATCACCCAGCGGGATTTTCTGTTTGTAGTCCACCCCTCCAGCTTCGTCATCTTTTTTTTCATCGTCAGATGCGTCTGGATCGTCGTCTGCTGCGTTATCGTCGGGCAGGATAGGATCGCCGTCCAATTGCACCTCATCGTCGTTTGCAGCCTGTTTTGCTGGCTTCACCTTGGGCTCTGGCTTTTCGCCAGGCTTGGCGTCGGGCGCCTTTTCAGGCGGCATCCGGCCTTCCTCGTCCAGGCTATCCAGCAGGCTATGTACAGCAGCGTGTACTTCCGGGTTGTCAGTGGCCATACATCACCTCAGTTTTTTGAATCTTGCGGTTTCAAAAATTGCACGTTTGTGTTGGCAATAGATCGCATCTGGAGAGCATCTGCTACACGCTCAGAGACCGTGCGCAGGTTCTCCACCACATCCTCCAGGCGGTCCATGATCTGCAGGCACTCGCTGCGGCGCGTGGTCTTGAGCGTGAGCACCACCTTCAGCAGCTCCGCTCGATACTTGGGCTGGGTCTGCAGCAGCCAGCCCAGCACACCTGGCACGTCCAGGCGGGGCAGCAGCGCCTCATGCAGCAGCGTGTCGCGCGCCCAGGCCAGCCATGTCGTCTGTGCGTGCAGCACCTCGAGCCACACCTTTTTGTCCTTCGGCGGCGCCTTCTCGAGTTCGTCCGCGCAGTACGCCAGCGCCTCGTGCTCCAGCTCCACCAATATGACCATTGCATCCTGTAAATGCGTGCTCAAAACTCTCTCCCTTCCTCGAGTGCTTTCACCATGACGCGGCGCAAGTAGGGCAGCGCCTCGAGCTTTGCCAGCAGCTGCAGCTTTTCTGCATCGGTCCTCGGCATGGCCTGGCGGATCTCCTGGACGATGAGCGTGGCCGCGTCCTCGATAGCGGTGTCGACCATGCCGATCAAGCTGGCGCGCAGCTCCTGTATCTGGTGCGGATTAAGCTGCTGCATCGCTCACCCCCGCAGCTGGATCCAGTTCCGTGCCATCGTTCTCGGCCGGCAGCTCCATGGCGCCCTGGAGGATCTGCTGCAGGATCGCTTTGCGCTCTTGCATCGTCTGCAGTGCGCTGGCCTGGCCGGACTGGATCACGGCCGTGGTGCCATCGGCCACCAGCTCGGCCTCCTTCACTGCTGCGTCCAGCTGATCGCTCCAGTACTTGTACGCCAGCTCCCTATGCTGTTTCACTAGCTCGAAGTCGAAGCCCTGCTGCTGGATCTGCGAGGCCTGGCGCGCGGCTGCAGCTTGCTGCTGCGTCTGGTTGTCCTGGTTGCGCTTCGCTGCGGCCTTGGCCTCATCGCTGGACGGATCAATGAAGTATTGATCGGGGTCGGGCAGATCACTGGCGCGCAGCCAGTCGCACATGGCGTTATAAACACGCGCCGCGTCTGTCATCACCCCATTGAGGCCTTGCTGCATGAGGTTCTGCTGCTGACCCAGCACGCTGGTCAGTGCATTGATGCGTGTCATGCGCTGCGTGGTCGTCAGGCCCATAGTTACCTGGGCAATCTCGCGCGGCTTCCACTGGCCAGGATCTACCTGGACCCACTGCCCCTGGCGCTTGGCCATGATCGGGGTTTTGCTCGAGCGCTGCAGCTTGTGGCACAGCAGGTAGAGCGGCTTGAGGAGCGTCTGCGCCAGGTTCTCCGCAAACCACCCGGACATAAGTTCCACCTTTGCCAGCTGGCCAGCTGCTGCGGTGGCGCTGGCGCCCATCAATTGCGCCTGTATGTCCGTGGCATCCATCGCCGCGCCGATACGCTGGCTGCGCACCTTGTCCAGGTAGTCCAGGCCAGCCATCGCTTGCGGCCCGATGTCGGCAGCAGGCAGCGGGAAAACAGCACCCTGCATCGACATACGAATGGCGCCATTGAGCCGGCCGCTCAGTATGTCGTCCATGTTCACCGCGCCATCGAGCACACCCAGCTTGGAGCCGTTGAGCACCACCAGGTTGTCCAGGAAGTTGCGCAGCGTTTCGGTCTTACCCTCCTGGATACTCTTGAGCAAATCACCCAGGCCCAGGCCCTGCACGCGGTGCGGTACCGGAATGGCGCAGCCACAAATGTACGGTGTGACCTCGGCCGCTTCGTCCAGCAGCAGCTCGGTACCACCCACCCAGATGTGGCGCAGCTCGACCTCCTTGCCGGCGCCTGTGCGGTCCAGGCGGTAGTAAACGCAATACACGTCCTTGAGGCGGTTTGCGTCCTGGACAGATGCGAATTCAGTATTCGCAAACTCACCCTCTCTGGCTGTCACGCCGGTGTCGACACCTGGTGCGGAGTCGGGAAGCTCGCGCACCTTGTCAATGGAAATGCCAAGCGCCACCAGCGCGGCCTGGGTGTATTGGCGCTTGCGGCCCACCAGGCGCAGCTTGCTCACATCGCCGGCACCAATGCCAGGCTCGCTGCTGAAAATCATCTGCTCAGGTGGCACCGCCTCAAACTCCAGGCGCTTGATCTTGCTTTTCTTCGTGACCTCCACGTTACCGTCCGCGCCATAGCCGGCCTCAATGCCGTTGTCCTCTTCGCCCTCGAGCGGCGCAAAGGCCTCCAGCGGGGTCTCTGGCGGAAAGCTCTGCACCTCCACCTTTTCCACTTCTTCCACGTTGGCATACAGCCAGCCACCACCCAGCAGCAAGGCGTCCGGGATCACGCTGGCCAGCTCGCCGTATCCGTTGGAGCGCTCGAGCACCTGGCGAACGCTGGTGCTTTCCATCTCGGCGTTGACCACATCGGCCTGGCCATCAGGCGGGAATTCCACAATCGAGGACTTGAGCACCGGCGATAGCTCGGCCATCAGTGCGTGCAGGCCATCGGCCACGTCCATGCTGACCACACCGGAGCGGCCCTCCGCTGCCGGCGCACCAGGCGCAATGCCATAGTACAAATCGAGCGCGGTCTTACGCTTCGTGGCCAGCACGTCGGATTCGTAGCCTTGTGCCTGGCTGATTTCGCGCAGCACCAGGGCTGCTACTTCTTCGTCTGTTAGCTGCATCGGGAGCCGTCCATTCTTGAGTAGTCGAGAGGTTGCCCGTGGCGCACCAGGGCTGCGAGGTTGCACGACGCAAGCGTGCGGAATGAGTCAGCGCCGTGGCTGCTCCAGTCATGCAAAGGGTCTTTTTTGTAGATGCCATTTTTCTCTTGCCACTCGGCCCGGTAGTGCCACAAGCATTCCAGGCCTTCGCTGCATTTCTCACTGTCAAACCAGCAGCGATGGAAGATCGAGCGCACCGCATCAATGCCGTCCGATATCGGAGCGATAGGCACAGGCACCACGCGGAATCCCAGCTGGCTGAGGGTCTGCTGCCTGGTGATGCCGCTGCCCCACTCGCGCACCTTCACGTCGTGCGGCATCAGCAGCGCCTCCACGCGGTAGCCGCGCTGGTGCATGGCCAGGCCGATCTGCGGCGCACCCATGCCGGTGAACTCGCAGTAGTCAATGACGCGGATCTGGTCCCCATGCAGCTGGAAAAACCACACCGCTGTGGCGTCGCCCATGCCGATGTCAAACGAGGCATACACCGGCCTGCGCACATCGATGAGCACCGGGCACACCTGGCCAGCTTCCTGGATCCGGGTCAGCCACTCCGCGTAGTAGGCGCCAGCCACGGCTGCATCGAATGAGCACTCGAATTCCTGGTCGTACTCGGCCTGGGTCATCGTGCGCTTGGCGCTGGCCAGCTCCCTGGGATCAATCAGGCCTGTCTGGCTGGCCGGGTACTTCTTGCAGGTCCACTCCGGGTCGGCACCTGATAGCCCGTATTGCCAGTTGTCGTACAGCAGGCCGTGGCGCCCCTTTGGCGTGCCGATGAAAAGCGCGCCACCCATGCGATCGGAGAGGAGCGGGCGGACCACAGAGCCCCACAGCTTTTGCGGCTGCTCGCTGGGTTCGTCAATGACCACGAAGTCGGAATACACGCCCCGGATCTTGTCCGGCCTGTTGCCGCTGCCCAGCTGCAGCGTGGCGCCATTCCACGGCAGCTCACAGATCAGCTCGCTCTCGGAGTACTGCACGCCCTTGAGCGGGTCGCACATCTCGTGCACGTAACCCCAGGCTATGCGTTTTGCTTGCGTCCAGGTCGGGGCAAAGTAATTGACCACGGGCCTGGTGTATTGGCACTCGCGGGATTTGATGATGAGGGTTCCAATGGCGCCGACGGTCTTGCCAAATCGACGGTGCGCAAGCCAGACGTTGAATCTATTCAGGCTCGCTATTGCGTCCTGCTGGTGCTGGCGCAGGTGCAGGTTTATCGCCATCGGCTGCGGCATGCCCGGAAGGCACAACGATGAGCCTAAATTCTCGGTAGTCAGGAGCGAGCGGCGTTTGAGCATCACCAGTCCGTGCAGCACCAGGTAAAACCTTGTCGAGGAGCGCGCGGGCGCTCGTCACCTGTTCGGACGTCATGCGGACCTTGCCAGTGGCGTGGTCCATCAGCTGCTTGATTAGCTTCTGCTGCGAAATACCACGGATTTTGAGGTTTTCAGGCATGAACGGCTCCGGGTTTGAACAATGGTTCACCGTTCTGAAAACGCCAAGAAAGTACGGGTATGTCATTACTGCGCAAGGGTTGCGCAGGGTACTTTTGGATAGCCGCAGCAGCATATGTGCTGCGTTTTCCACACTTTTCTCCACAGAATTTGTGGAGCGTTTCAACCCTTCGCGGCTGCGATCTTGGCCACCATCTGCACCAGGAGGCCGGCTGCTTCCTCGTTGGCCAGGTTGGTGATGTGGCGCCCCTCGAATCCCTCACTGCCTGGCACCGGCACCAGGACCAGCATCACGAATCGGCAGCCAGGGAACGCATCGGCCATCGCCTCACCCATGCACTCCAGCTTGAATTCCTGCTCACTTTGCAGCGGCTGCTTTGGCGATTGCTCCATCTGCCACCTCCGCTGCTTTGACCTGATCGAAAAGCTCATTCAACGCCCACTCCGCGAGGATTGGCTTGATTTCCGCCTTGTCCCTGGTGCTCATGAACGTGCGCATATTTTTATCCCACATGAATAAGGCCAGCCCTTTGCCTGGCAACAGATCCTCCACGATCATCAGCGCGAGCCTGCACCGCTCATCGTCGGTAAGCCGCAAAAACAACGCCTTGAGTTCATCAGGAATCATGGTTTTCTCCGATCAAAAAAATGCCCGCGTGCTCATAACACGCGGGCTTGAGGCATCCGGCAAAAGCCCAGGGGAGGGCGGGAGGACAACCATGCCGGAAGGGTCAGACAACAAAACGATAGACCAAATTGCATATTGACGCACCAAAAACCGCACCGCATACGAACTGAATCAGGCCAAAGCGCCGATAGATCCGATGGGCCATCGCACTCCCGTCGTTGTAGCCGTCCATGTTTCCCCTCAGATAGCTGATCTTCGCAGCGCTCTCTGCGCCGATCTTCAGGCCCTTCTCGAAAGCCTCCTCCACCAGTACGTGCATGTTCTGACCCTCGCTCATCCCTTCCTCCCGTTGAATCGAATCGCGGCCTGAATCAGGCGCAGCTCGGCGTTGTTGCGCATTTCCTCCTCCTCCGCAGGGTAAGGGCGCCGGATCGACAGCTGCCACGGCGAAGCCACATACACGCCAGCCTCCCCGCAGTAAAAGCAGACGAAAACGTCCCCATTGCCTGGATGGGCAGCACCGTTGGCGCACTGATAACCGTCAATGTTTTCGCCACAGAATGGGCAGGTGCCCAGCGTGCGCCCGCTCACCGCCATGCCATCACCACACCCCCGCAAGGCCATCGACAGACAATAACCACCACGCGATCGCGTCTCTGCTGCCCACCGTGGCGAAGAAATAGACATTCCACAGCGGGCTGTTGACCTCAGTCTCCCAGGCCATTTCCCTCGCCAGGTGAAACGCAGCAATAGCCTCCAGCAGCGCGGCACGATCCCGATCATCACTGTGCGGGCTAGCGATCACCGCCATGCCATCACCACAGCGGTGCAGAACAGGCAGAACAGCACGAACAGCCAGGAGCGGCGCCGCACCAAGCGCTTTTCCTCCACCGCCATCTGCATGCCGTGCTCATATCCCTCCGCAAAGCCGCGCTGGTAGGACGGCACAGCGACCTCCGTGCGGCCATCAACGCAGCCCTGCAGATAGGCCTCATACGCCTCTGGACCCAAGCTGCGCAGCCTCTCCCGGCGCTCGATTTCCTTGAGGGAATTCCCGCCTGCATTCATCCCAAGCCCACCATAGTTACCCGATTCCAAGCCCCGCAAACCTAACCCAGCATCATAATCAGACATAGCACCTCCTTAAAAAGCGAGCTTGCAGTGTAAAGCAAAAAATCACAACCTGCTATCTACTGCTTTACATGCGGCGCCGCTTCAAAATGCCGTTTGCGTACGCCAAAAGGCAGGACTGCGGCCCGAGTCGGCCACCCATCAACGCCACCCCCACAGCGTCCTGGACCTCCGCCAGGCTCACGCCGCGCTGGATCCACTCCCGGAAGATGCCCCACTGCACGCCCTTCCCGCTGCGCGTGCGCCCTTTTGTGCCGGGTCCGTGGCACCACCACACCTCGAAGTCCCGCGCATCCTCTGGCGCCCTGGGCCTGGCCTTCAACCCCAGCAGCTCACGAAGCCGGCGCGCGCAATTGGCCGCCGTGCTCTCGGGCTTCTGGCTGCGGGGTTCGCTTTTGACGTTGACCGGTTCGATCAAGGGTAGCTGCGCCATCGTCACCAGGCCACCCGAGTTATCCACAGGCCGGGGTGCGTGTACTTTGTTGTTAACATTATTTTCAATCTTGAGACCGTCCAGATAATGACGAACGACTAGGAATTTGTCCCTGAAAAACCTCGCAAACCCTTGATATAAATGGGGCGCCGAGTTTTGCACCAGATCGAGGAGCGGTTTTGTAAACGACACAAATTGTGTCGTTTGT